TTACCATTTTCTAAAACTTTTCTAGGTCCATCAACAGGTACAAATGTTAAATCAAATGGTCCAATCTTATTTACAACTGTTTCAGGAAATTGATACCAAGCTTGATTATAAAGTTCTTTAAACTTAGGATCACCAGATTTATACTTTATCCACTCTTCAGCAGTCATTCTTGTTTTAAAAAAATTAATAAAATTCTGCACATCTCCAGCAGTAGCATCTTTTAAACTTCTACCATACACATTATCTATAAGACTAGTTGCATACGGTCTAACAGACATACTAGGAAAAACTTGTTCTATTTTAGCAAGAAGCTCAGGTTCTCTATCTAGTATAGCTTCTATATCACTACGCATTTCACGTAGTTCAGCACTGTCAGCAACTTGTTCATTTACTTTATCAATTAGTTCTTGTCTAGCTTTACCCTCCTGATATCCTCTAATTTTTTCTCGTATTTGTTGCTTACGTTGTTTTTGCACTTCTAATACTGGTGCAGTATATCCCTGTATGCTTTCTTCTATTTGTTGTCTTATTTTAAAATGGTCTTTTAAATACTTTACAGGTATAGCATTCATACTGTACATAAGGTCAAGATTAATAGACTTGTTCTTGCTAAGGGGGTCTTTTGTCAATGCTTCAAGTTTATCTTTAGTAAAAGCATCCATAAAAGATTCTAACTCAGGACGTACGTTTTGACCTCTAAGATTTTTACTTGCCATGAGTCTGTCTAGCATTTTCTTTCTAAGTATATCAGACTTTTGATTAACACCTGTTACAACATTACTAGTAAGCATGTCATAAAATAACTGCTCTTTAATTGGACTTTCTGTTCTAAAGTTTGCTGCTTGCAATTCAATAGATTTGTTAATTGCATCTGCAAGTTTAACAGGTCCTTGACTTGCAAGAACCTTTCTTTTAGTGTTCCAATATTTTTCTAATTGCCACTCAACTCTAAGCTCTGTTGCAGCATCAAGAACATCATTCTGCATCTTTTTAAATTGCTCATCAGACATCTCTCTTATAGCTTTTTCATATGTCTTCTCAAGTTTTCTAACTGTAGTTATAAAATCTATATCACTACTAACAAAGTCTTTAAAAGTATCAATGTTTTTTGCTTTGTTACCCTGCAGATCCCTTCTGTTGTATGAAGTTATTATCTTGTCTTTTTCTGCACGTGCAACTGTTTCAGCATAGAGTTTGTTTAATTTTTCTGTATTTATGTTTCCAATAAAGTTATCGTTACTTTCAAAGTTTAGTAACTTTTCAGCTTTAACCGTAAGAACACCTGGCATATCATCATACTTAATATTGTTTACATCTAATGCATCTAAATACTCTTTAGCATTTTCTCTTATCTGGTCAATAGTCATTTGCTTACGAATACCATCTTCGTAATACACACCATTTAATGAACTTTTGAACGCTTGTGATTTACCAAAAACACTATGATTATCAATTACTTTTTGTGCATCAGATTGTTTTAATTCAATACTAACACCAGTCTGTTTATCTTTAACAGAAACAACAACTCCAGTGTCTCTAAACATCTTTTGTTTAAGTTCACCACTTGGTAATAACGCACCAAACTTTCCAGCGTCAGCATACATGTTTACAGCTTTTTGTACTTCTTTCATGTATGATTCAACATTACCTGTAGATTTTATTTCTAACACAGGTTCTTTAAAGTTTTTTGTTACTTCTAAAACTTCTTTTGGCAGTCCAAATGCTTTGTATTCTTTACCTGGATTACTTAATACGTAGTCTAACATCCTACCATAACCTTGACCCGTACTTACAGCAATACCAAGATTGACATTGTTTGTTCTTGCATTGTTACTAATCTGTTCAGCAATCATTGGGTCAAGCATATAAGCTGGGTCTTTTAATATTTTATCTGTAGAAATACCAGCAATATTTTTTGTAGAAAATTGTTCAACAGCTTCAGGACCTGTAGGATCTACATCCTTCATTGTGTATTTAGAGTTTTTAATAGCTTCTCTAAATTTCTTAGGTGTGCTTCTATACATAAAACCACTATCTATGTCTAAATCTGCACCACCCATAAAGTGCATGTCTTCTGGATGCACAACAATACCAGTACCTTTTTCATTTAGTACAAGTTTTACTTTAACTACTCTTTGTCCACTAATATTATCAGCAGGTACACGAAGCAATACGTATTCTTGATTTGGGTCCACTTGTAATGCTTTTTCAATGGTCATTTCTTTACCATTAACATTTACTTTAGCTTGTGCTGCATCTTTGTACATTATTATTTCACCTGGTTTAAGTCCAGATGTAAGCTTATTTGTTTGCATATATCTATCGTATGGTAAAAATATATGTTTACTACTATACTTTTCTTTTGGCTTGTTAATCCTATTAAGTAAGTAATTTTTTAACACCATAGATGAATATTTGTTTACCCATTTATGATTATTAATCAATGGTGTTATATCAGGAGCCATCTTTAAAATGTTATCAGACATACTTCTAGCGTTTAACATTTCATTCATATAGTCTATTGCTTCAGTATCAACAAAATCATTACCCGATGCAAACTCTTGTACCTCATTTAACCTTCTATGCAGTTTGTCCCATATTGTTCTATATAAAGCAGAGTCCTTGTGTGAACTAGCAATCTTCATTACTAAATCAACATTCATATCATCAATCTCTGCTTCTCTTACTTTAGCTAATTCTTCTTCTGTTATCTTACTTTCTTTACGTAAAAGTTTATTTATAGACTCTTTACCTTCAAAATTCTCTTGTGTTAGTTCTCTAAAAAAATCTTTTATTTCTTTTTGACTAACTCCAGCTTTTTTCATGTATGGACTATAAGACCATTCCCATCTTTGTAATGCACTAACAGCATTTTCTAAATTCTTTTTAGGATTTTCATATACACCAAGGTTCATTCTGTGGTCTATAATCGGTATTTCTTCAGCAACAACAGATGGAGCAACTTCTTTTCCTTTTCTATCTGTGTATACACTTTGACCCTTTTTTAAACTAACATCATATAACTCTCTCTCACCGATCTGTTTAGCACTGGTATCATACAACTCTCCATGTATCCCATCTTTTTTAAATGATGCATCTAGTGCTTCTGTAGCTCTAACGTATGCATACTTACCTAATAACAACCCTTTATTGCCATTTGTAGTAAGCAGTGTTCCTTTAGCACTAGCAACGTTTCTTGGTAAACCAGCATCATCTATAGCTGCATCAAAAATATCTCGTCTAAGGACGTATATGCCGTCTCTATGAGCGTCTAATTCCTTACCTAATGCTTTACTAATAATCTTTTCATACTTTGCTTTAGGATTTTTATTTAATGCGTTTACCAGCATTATTTTTAAGTTGCCGTTTTCTACATCTTTTAAGCCTTCATATACCGCTCTGTCCCAAGCTGGTTCACTAGCATGCAATACTGGAAATCTTTTATTTAAATCAATTGCATTATCAATATATGGTTTAGGTCTGCCTTCTTTAATTGCTTTTTTATTAGCATCTAATATTTCTTTAAATGATTTTTGATTAAGGTTTTCAATCCACATCATTTTACTAGCTACCATATTTTGATAAGCATAGTTTATGTTTGCATATTTTTTACCTAACTCACGTACACCTTGTTCTTGTGACTTTTGCGTAAGTTCATATATTTTTTTAAAATCTTTTAACTGACTGTTTAATGTTTTTGTTATTTCAGGATGACCTTTTGTTGCAGCTCTTATGTAGTCTCTAGGTGCATTAACATTATTTGGTCTAGGTGTTGTTGGAAATTGTAAGTCTGTAAAAATAATAGTATCTTTTTCACCACTACCCCCAAGAACAAACTTCTTGTCTTCGTATAAATCTTTTGTCTTTCTTACGTGCTTATATCTAGCATTTTTTTCAGTATTATTTAATTTAGATTTCAACCACTTAGGGTTAGCTAAGTCTTTTTCTCTAAATACTTTAGTAACTATAGGTTTTAAACCTTGGTTAGTCTCAATAATTCCTTCTCTAGTAGATATTTCATTGTATGTAAACGGTTCAGGGTTTGTATATTTTTTTCCAACCCATTTAGCAACATGTCTTCTTTTGTTTGCTACTACCTGACCCTTAGCATTTAAATGTCCAAATGGTTCTAGTGCTACACCTGTATTATTTAAATTCAAGTGCACCATATCAACAACTTGTTTATTCTGTTCGCTTTTAGAAAATCTTCTTAAATATCTTCCTAAGTTATTTAACGAGTTACCTTGACTAATATTTAACTGTCCAGCGTCAGCAAACTCTTTATTTAATGACTCAACAATACTATTCCAATTGTAATCAGATTTACCAGTTACTGCTTTTTTAATTTTAGATTGTATACTAACTCTATCAAGTGGGACACCAGCATCTCTTAATTGATTTTGTATTTCATAAGATGCATTTTCAAGGTTCTTGTTTATGTAAGTGTTAGTAGGTCTATTTACTTCTATAAGTTCCATTACATCAGAAACTGCTGTTGTATGGTCTTCTATAAAAGATTCTCCAGGTTTATATTCATTTTTAATTGGTTCAAATAAACCATCTAATCTTTCAAAAACAACATCTGGATTGTCAGATTCTCTTAATTTTCTAAAGCCTTTAGATTCATTACCAAATCTCCCAATACCTGGTTCTGTTACCGCACCATCTTCAAATATTATTTTTTTTCTTAGTATTTCACCATCTTGAAATACTAATCGTAAAGTAGCTTTTTGACCTGTACTTGGCTCTACACCTTCTATTTCTTTTATTATAAGTTTTGTTTTACCACTTTTACTTACTTTTTCAGTTTGAGTCCAATTAGATCCAGCCTCTCTGTATTCTAAATTGTTTACTTTTATAGTAGTATTTCTACCATCACCTAAGTCAAGAGTTGCCCGCCCTGTTTCTTCATTAACTGCAAGCATTTTGCCAGCTTTACCTTTGTGCGTTCCTCCAATAACATTTACATCATAAAAATCTTGAGGATTATAATCTAAAAATGCACCTCTTTTTTGTAACTGAGAATAAAATAAATTTAATGGTGCGTCTTTTTTTGTACGCATGCCTTCTAATATTTCAACAGTTTCTTTATTTAAATTCCTATCTTTAGCTAACTCTGATATTGGTACATTTTTTTCTCTAGACTTTGTAATTAAATCTCTATTGCTTTGTACTGCTCTTTGTAATCCAGTTTGTGCTTTTGCACCAAAATACGCACCAAGAACATATTCGTATACTTGTTCTGCTGGTGGTATTTTTACATCATCAGGAGTGTGTGCATGCATAAACATACCCTGTGCCACAGCTCCAACCATACCTTTAACAACAGTTTCAGCTCTTTGCCTTACTGCAGGATCAGATGATTTAAATGCGTTTTTTAATTTTACATAATTACCAATACCACCAAATGTAGCACCCATAGCTCCACCAGATAATATTGATGCAAATGCTTCATCGTATGTTTCTTTCCAGTTAGCAGGGTTTATAGTTAGTGTAGACATACCACTCATTAAACCAAGGTTTATAGCTTCATGTATAATAGCTTCTGATTTAGTTCCTTTTTGAAGCCATTTGTAACTATTAATTAAGTCCTGAGTTTTAGCTTGTTTACCAACCCATCCTATAGTTTTAGTAGCAGTCCACTTAGGTATACTAAAAATAGGTACAAAGTTTCTATCACCTGTAGCTTTAGAAACACTCTCTGCAGCACGATCACCAAAGTCAGCTAATCGTTTAGCTCTTTTAGACTTTTCTAATATTTTTGCACCACGAAGTGCTTTTGACCCTGCTTTTAATCCAGTTGATAAAACACCCCCACCAATAGGAAATGTTCCAACAAAACCTGCTAAAGAACCTAAGCTTCTAGCAATAGTCTCTGTAGTATTTTGTGGCTTTGTAACCCCAGCAGATAGCGTTGTAGCACCCTCTATAGTACCTTCTAAAAAGTTACCAATAGTTCTTGCTAGTGAAAACCCACTGTTTCTTTTAGGTCCAGCATGTTGTACACCATCTATAACAGATTTATCAACCCCAGCAGACTCTAACTGACCTTTAAGCAGGTCTAGTTCGTCATCATTAAATACGTCTGGAGAGTTTTGGTATAAGTTTAATTTAAACTGTAATTGTGGGTCCAATTATAATCTTCCTGCTGCTGATAATATTCTAGCTATTCTTGACTTTGATTTTTTTGCTCCTGACGCTTCACCATCAAACCAATCAAATATAGTTGAGTCTAATGGACCGCTATATTCTCCACTATCAAGAACTTCGTATATCTCTTCTAAGTCATTTAAATGTTTATTTAATTGACTGTTTTCAGGGTCTTTTTCTGCTATGCTTATTATAGTAGGGAGATTTTTTTCTATACTTGTAATATAATCATCAGATGCTCTTCTAAATTCGCCTTCATCAAAAAATAAAAAATCTTTTGCTTCAGTAACTGCTTCATTCTGATCGTATTCTTCAAAGTTTGGAATAGTTGCTAGATTAGCTTTATTTAATTTTTTTGCTGCTCTTTCTTCTTTTGTTTTACCCTTGTCTAGCAATTCATCATCACGCTCATATCCTCTTTCTGTTTTTGTCCAGTCGTATAGTCTTGCATCTTCAGTTGCTTGTTTTGCTTCTTCTCTAGATTGAATTTTATCAGCAAGTTCTCTTTCTCTAAGAGATTCTAATGCTTTTTGTGCTCGTATTTTTTCACCTAACTCTTTAGCACGAAATTTATTATTTTCTTCATTAGCTTTGAGTTTGTCTTGTCTATCTAAAGCTCTTTCAAGACTTCTATTAAAGTCCCAACCTGTAAAATATGTTGCCATTAAATTGTACTCCCTGAAACGTTATGTGGTCCAAAATTTTGATTATATACATCTCCTGTAGCTTGTCCAAACAAGCCACCTAAACCAAATGCACTCATACCTACACTTGTAAGTCCGCCAAGTAATGCATTATTAAATGCATCTTGTCTTGCAGCATTACCAGCTTTCATTTCATATAGTCCTTGATTTGCATATTGATTTCGTTGATTAATTGCTTGAGAGTTAGCTAATGCAACTTGTGTTGCTCTAGCATCTATACCTTGAGCTAGTTGTCCAGATTGCCCATATGCACTAGTTGCTTGTCCTAAAGCGTTTAAACCCATGTTGCTATAGTTTTGTGCATAACCAACACCTTGATTTAATAAATTTTCATATCCTTTTCTTGCAGTCTCACTTGCTCTATTTGTAGACATAGCACTTATTAAGCTAGACATACCTCCTGCACCTCGTTGTGCTAACATTTGATTTAACACATTACCTTGCTGACTAGATGTGTCATAAATATCTTTAGCCATATTAGCTCTATTCCCTCTCATCCAAGAACTATTTGGGTCTAGAAATTCATCAGCTCTTCTTTCAAACTTAGCAGCCATTGTATTTAAACGACCGCCTTGTCTGTTAAGAAAATTATAAGACCTATTTAACCTTGGGTCAGTATTGTATTGAGTCTGATTTACATCGTAATTAAAATCATGTTTAATAGGATCTGGTCCTAAACCTAAAAATCCAGACATATTAATTCTCCTTTTCTTTAAATGTCATTGTTGCTGAAACCCAACCTTCATCTGTTTTACCCTGTATTTCATAAGTTCCATTACTTAATTTTGCTAATCGTAAATCTCCAGATTTACCTGAGTAAGACTCACGTTCTTTACTTGATTCACTCTGATTAACAGAGTTAATTATTTCATTAATGTCAGTATATACTTGGTTCATCAATCTTTCTATACTGTCTCCTTTGGGTGCTCTTTTTTTTGATATTGCCATTATTTAACTTTTAAATGTCTATATATAATTCCAATAGAATCAACAGTACCTGTTTGATTAGCAAGATATACTTGTAAAGATTTACCTTTACCACTTGAACCTGGAATCTTTGATTCAAGCATAGTGCCTGTTTGAATAAAACTATTATTATCTATTTTAGCATAAACACCACTTCCTCCTGCTAAACTAGCAACAACTAAAATAGCTGTTCCAGTTGTATTACCAGGATCAGTAAATGTTATCTGTTCATTTACTACATACCCTGTTCCTGAATCTGTAATTGTAAATGTTGGATTTCCAATAGTATTTGTAGTAATTGAACATTTAATTCCAGAACCTGAACCTGATGTACTAGTTTGAGTAATGTTTGTATAAGATTGATTAATTTGCCATGAATCAAAAAATGTAAACACAGCAGTAAAATTTGAAACTCCTGGCATTGAATTATTTATACTAAAATTATTAGTGGAGTCTACTGTATCAACTTTAGAGTTAGCTGGGATATTAGTACCAGTAATTCTTTTACCCTCAGTTATATTACTATTGCCACCATGACTAAATGATGAAGCTGCTGAATCCCAACTAGCTTGATGAGTAAAAGAATTAGCTCCTGAAATAGTTGGTGTTAAACTATCAACTGTTGCTACGCCAGTTTCATTTAAATTTCCACTAGGTGTTCCTATTAATTTAATTTTATAAAACTTTTTATTATTTGTATCTTGACTCATAGTAAGTTTTTTAGTTGTAAAATTCCAAGAACGATTAGAAGATGAATCACCTAAGTAAGTAATTAACTTACTTCCATTACTATATAAACAAGATGCAGACGAATGATCACTTAAAAAAGATACAGTATTATGTGGTTTAGACACTGCAGCGGTAACAGCACTTGATTCCCATAAATCCCATCTATTTCTTAATACACTATATACCCAAGCTCTATTCTCACTATTTGCGTTTACAAAAAATATAATAAACGCTTTTCTAAATGTATCAAAAACTACTGCTTTTACTGCTGTTTTTAACTCCCAAGCATTTACATTATTTCTTAAAATTTTATCACCTATTGGATTAGCTTTTCTACCATCATGTAAATAAATATTATCATCGTCACAAAAACACATTCCATAATCTGATACAGCAATTGTTTCTTGATTAAGACAACCAGTCCCAACTAAATCATCTTCTATAAATAAATTATTTGGCTCAACTCTATACATGTTATCTTCATTAAAAACATATATTCTACCCATAAATGATTTAATTGCAGTAGGTCTTATAGGAAGTATTAAAAAATCTTTACTCCAATCAAACTGACTATAGTTATATGGTTTTGATTTAAATAAATAATTTGACGCATCATCAATTTTTGGGTGATGACAATTAGCTATAAACAATTGATTATTCAACGATGTTGATATACTGTAGTTAGGTAATGTATCATCTATAACTTCATTAATACCAACTCTAGCTTCGTAAGATGAAAATACTTTACCATTATGAAGTATTTCTTTTGATTTAACTTCAGTCCAAGCTGGAGCAACGGATCCATCATCATCATTGGTGTTATTGGTCCAGCCACTATCCAAATTAACAGATTCAACTAATCTATAAAAACCATCAGGACCTGTTGAACTAGTGTTAGATGAAACTGCACAATATATATTTAAATGAGTAGCTCTTTTACTTAGTTGTGCAATATTGTGCAAATTAATATTTAAACGCAACCTAGATTGTGTATCACTAGACATAACATGTATAAATGTATTTCCAAGAGGAGATTCTTGATATCCATCATATATGTGTGAAAATTTATAAAAAATCTTTTTAGCATCGTTTGAAGAGTTCCAAGAACCATCTGACCCCACTTCTGTAAATTTTACTGATATATCCGTTTCTTTAAAATATGATATTGTTCCAGAAGTTGATGTTTTAATTATTTGAAACTTTTTAGTTACTAATTCATTACTTGTTCTTACTAAGTATAACTGAGCAACATTAGATTCTTTTAATGCTATAGGGTATGCTCCTTGAATTTCAAATGTAGTAACATCATCTAGTTTTAGTGGACGTGCTCCAAATGAAGCTTGAAACGCACTATCATTAGCATCATAAACCTCACTATAGGTAGTACTTAAAGGAACATAATATAATAGAGCTGTTACATCAGCTAAATTACTATATTTAACTAATGACATAGCTAAATTATTATCTGAAGCATTTTGAAATGATATTGAAGCTATATCTGATACTCCAATATTATATGGACTTTGCATATTACCTGAACTAATAGAAATGCAAGGTTTTACTATAGAATAAGCATTTGTAGAAGTACCTGTAAATGAATCCAATGGTCTAAATGTAAAATCAGCAGAATTGTCAAATTCAACTGGAAAATTACCAGGGTTTGCACTGCTACTTGGCATGTAATAATTATCTGCAAAATAAAAAATATGAAGATATGCAACAGAAGCATTTGCATCTGATCCCATTAAAATTGCTTTAGTTTCGTACTCATTACCGTTATTCATAAGATTAGCTACAAAATTATTATACAAACAAACTCTTTGATTTGTATTTTCATGAGCAGGTTTAATTGCCATTGCTACACCACATGAAACACCTCCATTTACTAAACCTTTGTAAGGAATTATAAGTAATACAGAAATATCATCAGTGTTACCAGCAGATGTGCTATTATAAAAACCACCATCGGTTGTAGCTGGTAAATCTGATGAACCATCAGCTTTTTCATGAACTGTTCTAAATGATATATCATAAACAGTAAGTGTTCCTGTTGATGTAGGTATAGTAGATTTAAAGAAAAATCTCCATTTTATCATTTTAGCTTTATCTGTTTGAATACCAGAACCTCTTAAAAAATATAAAAACCCATTTGTTTCAATCATATCAGTAATAAAATCAGCACCACCGCCTAAAGAACTACTATTAAAATAACTAGCAAACGAATGAGTATTTATATGATCTTGTAATTTTGGATCGTAGTCTTCATTACCACGAGCATATATTCCAGTAATTGTACTAGTTTGTAATACCTCAAAGCTTCCTGAATCTATAAGTTTAAGTTCGCAAGATGTATCTGATATTTTATCAAGAACCCATAATGAAGTTTCGTTATGGTATGCAATTGTTACAATATCTTGAAATATATCAAAACTAGAATTATAAAAATCACCTGCAGTAGTTATTGCATATACTCTAGTGTCATTATCTTGAGCACCATATAAATAACTACCAATCTTTATAACTTTATCAAACGGAGGAAGATTACCTGGCTTTTTTAACTTAGCTAACTCTCTTTGAACTCCAGTTATCTCTGAACCCCATTGTTTATTAGTTACTTTACCAGCCCACAAAGGTGCATTTGCTTCTGCATTTCCAGTTCCTATATGTACTTCTTGATTGTTTACTTCAAAATCTGGTACACCTGTAACAGTTTCAGCGGTTGAAGAAACATCAGTAACAGAAGGATTGCTAGTAGTAATATCATTTACATTTCTAAGTTTGTTTGCACTGGGGTCATAAAATAATATTTGTTTATATCCAGAGTTATTATAAACTGCAAACTTTGAAGCATTTACATTAAGATCTGCACTAAATTTATCTTTTGCAATTTTATCTGCATTAATACCTTGTAATACACCGTCTTGTGCTATAGGGTCTACGTTTAAGCTATCTGACGCTGCATCTACAGAGATATCTCTTTCAGATGGAGTCAGTATAGTACCTGTCATAAATTTAGTGATTTCTGCTAGTTTTTTAGCCATTATGCTTTATTACTTTTCCATTGTATGTTGTATAGCCATTACTTATTGTATGAACCATAAGATTAAAATTGCCATTAGACAAAATATCAACGACCCCAACATTATGACTCCAGTTAGTAGGTCTTCCTTTTAAATAACTTTTAGTCATATCAGTTAAACACCCCATTGAATGTGCCATGTGTGCTCCATTAATGTGTTGGATGGTTGCTTTTTGACAGTCATGAGTGTGCCCGTAGATAACGTTACATCCCAATTGTAAGGCGTGGGTTCTTGCATGTGATACTCCCATAAAATGACCCCCGTGATATGCGTAGAGTTTGCTTCCAAGAACTTTAAATACTTCTCCGTATTTGTGCCACTCGTATCCTCTTTCATCAAATTTAAATGCCTTTTTTGATGCATATTGTGTTAAGTATGGGTTTTCTTCGACAAAGTTATCAAACCAGAGTTCGTGGTTACCTTGTGCAAAGATCTTTTTCTTGCATTGTACCAATTGTAAAACTTCATCAATTTCATCAAGTCCTTTGTTTCCCGCTTCAACTTCTTTATCTATTGCTGGTAACTGATATTCAACTGGCGGTCTTTTCTTTTTAGACCATTGCCAATGTGAAACAGATTCTCCATCAATAGTGTCTCCCAATAACAAAAAAGCTGAAGGCTTTGCTTCTTTTAATACATTTAACGCACATGAAAAAGCTTTCTTATCATGATTTGGAAAATGTATATCTGGAAATACGACAACCCGTTCTTTTATCTTTATTTGTAACTCTCGTTTATTCTATTTCTACCAGACTGTATACTTCTTACTGCAGCTAATGTTTTTTTACCAAACATTCCATCTTCTTTTAAATTATATCCATTAGCATTTAATGCTTTTTGCAAGTCTAATACAGAGTCATTATCAGTTGGGTCAAAGTTTTCAACTAAATAGTTTAACCTATTACCAACTTGAGAAAACCTTTCGTCTTCATCAGGTTTCATTGGACCTGATTCGCCAACATTAGGATTGTCTCTTCTTACTGTTGAAACCATATAATCTCTTTCTAAAGCACGTTGTCCAGGCTTTAGCCCAAGCATATCTTTTGTTCCACCTAATACACGACCATACTTACCTCCACGAAATAAGCCTTTATCATCAGTCATTGCACTTAGGATTTTATCTAATAGAGCCATTTTATCTCCTTTATTTGTCTATTATTTCAAAATGTACTAAATCGTCAAAGCTGTTATCTTTAGTAGTGCGTTGTTCTTGTTTAAGAGAAGATGACGACCAGTCTCCTCCCCAACGAATATTAACACCCATAGATGCTGCTACACCTAAAACAAACCCACCCAAGTAATGAAAATCATCTCTAGCATTCCAATCAATAGGATAAGGTGCAATATCAACAGCTTTTCCTTGAACATGTTTACCAAATTTTGTTTTTGATTTTCCCTGCTCAACTAACTCATTTTGTCTTTCTTGACTTCGTAAACCTTCTATAACTGTAATATCAAAGTATTTACACACACGCTCAAGAACTACAACTAGTCTAGAGTCAACACCTTTTAGTCTTTCTTTTGATCGTTTACCTAGTTTTGGCATTACTTTTTCTTTCTTTTAGATTTTTTAGTTGTTTTCTTTTTTTTCTTCTTAGGTGGTCTTCCAACTTTAGACCCATAGGTCCCCTTCCCGTACGGCATTAGAATTTCCACACTAGTTTAATTGTTGCAGATAAAACGTCCATACATTGTTTTGCAATAGCTTGTTGTTCTTCTTTAGACAGTTTTCCATCTTTCATAGCTTTATTATATTCTTCAGCTACTTCTTTTAGTTCTTTTAAAACTAATCTATACTTAGTTGCTACCATAGTTGCCATAGCTCCTAGTATAATTGCTACTAAATATGCAGCGTTACTTAATGATAACCATTCCATGTTATACCTTTCTTATTTTTATTATTTTATATCCTAAATAAATAATAGTCATTATTGCTACTATACATTGAAGTATTGTACTTATATCAGTCAGTGATAAACCGTAATTAAACAAACTTGCTGTTGTTACTTTTAAACTATCCATAGTCTATTTCTTTTTTCAGCCTTTCTTTTTCTTTACAATTTTTTTGACTTTACCATTATGAGTTCTTGCAAATTTATGTGATTTAGTTTCTCTAATTAATGTACCAGAGTAACGCTTACCTCCCCACATCCAACTTACTTTTTTGCCTTTTAATTTTTTCTTTTTTGCAGCCATGTTAGCATTTCCATCTTCTTCTAGCTTGTCTTATTCTAGAGTTAGGATTGTTTCTTGTTTTTGCTGAACTACGTTTTAATTGACCAAGTGATCTTGCACAATATGATTTACGTCTTTTTGCAGCTTTGCTTCCTTTCTTTACTTTTCCCGTAACTGCAGTTTTTAACTTAGAACCTGGATTTGCTCTACGATAAGCTTTAACACCTTTACGTGTCATTCCAGCTCCAGATTTAGTTTTTCTATAATTACCACCTTTACCAGTAGTTCTTGGTATTGGATTTTCTTTTTTACGTTTTTTTCTTGCCATACTGACTCCTAATGTTTTCCATTTAGTCTGCTTATAATTCCTTTTATTTCCGAAACTTGATTGTCCAAATCATTAATTTCCTTCGTAAGTGAATCAAACTTTCTGTCAAGCTTGTCGTCACTTTGATTCCAGCGGTTAATAAGCTTAATAACCATACCTTCCATGTTTTCAAGTGTTTCACTTTGACCCCTGTTTTCTGTTTTTAAATCTTGTAAGCTTTCTGCTTGAGCTGAGCCTCTCTTGTTCATTGAAAACACCATATATACTAGTAAAGCTCCTACAATACCTATCATACCAGCTTCTGAATAAATTGCTAAAAAATCCATTATTCTTCCTCATGGGTACTACATTTACTACAAACCCAGCTATCTGTGTTATTCATTGGTTTATCACATTCACTACAATAATTTGGCATTGGCATTATTTTTTTTTCTTTCTCCAACTAAATGGATTTAGGTTTAATTCTTTTTCAAAGAACGATATGCGTTCTTCCATTTCCTCTCTTGTTTTTTGTTCTTCTATTTGATTTTGTTTTACAAGTTCTAGTATTTGACTATCAGCAACTTCCATTCTTCGTTCAAGTTCTCCAAGTCTGTTCGTAATCTGTACGTATCCATACACAATTCCAACAACACCCAGACACAATTGCCCAAGCCACTTAATGTTAAGACTAATAGAAAAATTATCATCAATCTTTGCCATACCGTATGATCTGTATGTCTTTGGTTTTTCACTCACTTTTTCTCTACGTATTCCCATCTACTATGTTTATGACACCAATTATCTCCAACTAATATTCCACCTTCTTTTGTAGTCCTGACGTACCAATGATCTACACTGTCTTGGTCTGAAATAATCATAAAATTAGCACTAACACTATCTGAAGGAGATATGTCTACTCCAGCAATTGCCCACCCACCATTGCAACTTCCTAAAAGAACTAATCCACCAAGAACTATAAATAAAAATATTAAAATTGATAAATAATCTTTTAAATCATCGTTCATGGCTTGTAATACTTGTAAAAATCTTCAGGGTTTTCTGTATCTACGACAACAAAGATTGGAGATACGATACTATTACCTGTACCAGAACCACCAATAATGGCATATTGATAACTACCATCTTGGTAGGGAGATTTAATAGTATCGTTGTCAAATAAATGTAAAAAACTCGTGTCATCAAATACTGGTACAAATTCTGCATCTGCTAATTCCTCTATTTCAATTCTTCTATTGTTATTATCATCTACTAATACACCTATACTACTTGTTCTATGTGCTTGGCTTGGAAACCTACCCATACCATTTATTTCAACTTGTTGGTTGTACCACATTGAAGATGCTTTTGTAATTTTTTCAAGATTGGCTCTTGTTTGTTTTGCTTTAGCTCCTTCACCGATACGACTAAAAGCAGGAGCTGCGGTAGTAGCCAAAGTAGCCATGATAGCCATTGTAACAGCAAATTCTGCCAATGAGTTACCTCTATTCTGCACTCCACTCATCCTTTTTCATTTCAGCTATAGCTTCACTATGAGATAACGCAGTAATGCCACTTGTACCTTTTACTGCATCTAATGTGCCATCTGCTATAGCAAGTTCATATTTAACTAATACTTTACTACCATCGTTATTCCATCTTGGACTACCAAGCTTACCTAACTTAAATGCTGATTCTTCCCAAGTTGGAGATTGTAATGTAGTAGTATCTACTTCTTGAGCTGTGTATTTATACTCTTCTTCAACTTGTGGCACAGATACAGGCTGTGCATTGAGTTTTTCTAATAATTCAGCTTTGGTATCGCTTGATAAATAATCTACGCTACAATCGTCCATATAAGCCTTTATTTCAGCTTTTGTGTTATCATTTGATGGGTAGTAATCATATTTGTTTACCATTCTTGTTGCAGTCTTTTCTACATCTTTATAAGTGTACTCATTCCAAGATAATCTATCAGCAGTTTTAAGTTTAGCAGGTAATGCTGATTCCCACTTTGCTTTTGTTAATATCAAATATGTATTAGTCATTTTTGTGTTTACCTTTTTGGTGTTTATAGTTTTTTTGATGCTCTGCTAATGATAATGCACGATTGTAAATTCTTACTTCATCAAGCAGTCCGTTATAATATCTTTCAATGTCAGTAGTGCCTTTATTCTCTGCACCTACGTACAATGCTCTGTTAATTTCTATAGAGCCTACATCAACTCCATTTAATACATCTGTACCGCTTGATGCTACAAGGCTATTATCTACATAGAACAATATATCTTCATTATCTGCATCTTGAACAACGCTAATAAATTTCCAAGTGCTTTCTTTATCAGCATAAACTGCTGAATTTGTTTGAGGTTGTTTTGTAGTACCTTCATAATTCATAATCAATCTTATTTTACCATCTACTCTTAAATGTAAAGCAAGTTTTGAATCTGTACCTGTTCCATCTTTTACTCCGATTATACAATTTTGGTCACTTGGTTGTCCATTAGTGGGTTTCATCCAAAATGAAATTGTAAATGAACCTTTCCAAGTATTTTTATCAAATACTCCGAGGTCTAAATACTCACTAACACCATCAAAACGAACTACATTGCTACTTGGATTAGTAAAGTAAAACCCAAGTCCATCTCTGTTTGAGTTAAGTCCTTCTCTGATCGTTATAGAATCTGGTGAGCCTTGTACATCGCCATCTCTATCAATTACTGCTCCACTTACAGAAGTAGAGTCATTATCATTACCACTTCTATCTTGTACACTTGTATTAGTATCTGCATCTGTGAGTGCGTGTGGATTAAAAGTGTAATACAATTCTAAATCAGAAGATTGTATTGATGCTATGTTGCCATTATGTCCTGTATTGTAAATTGACAATACTTGAGCATCTGTAAGTGATTCACTCCAAAAAGCTACATTGGCTATATCTCCATCAAAAAAATTTGTAGTACTTGTTCCCCCTGTAGCAATTCTTATATTTTTATTTGTATTTAATGGTTGATGTCCTGTGTCTAATGCTGTAACAGTTTGAGGTTGTCCATTATAATAAATAATATATTTTGAACCATCCCAAACAAAAGCTATATGTGTCCAAGAATCGCTTGGTATTGTTTCGCCACTAGTTGGAATCCAAGCAGTTTTTTTATGGTCCCCAACATAATCATTAAGAGTTATTAATTCTCCTGTAAAACCCGATGTAGCATTTCCAAATCCCGCAGAACCATAACCCCAACTACCAAAAAATATTACAGGTTTGTAAGTCGATGATGTAGTAAATGTTGTATTTGGTCTTACCCAAAATGATACTGATTTATAATCAACATTAATTGCATCTCTTGTTATTAAATCATTAACACCATCAAAACTTGCAAAATTATATCCACGATTTTTCCATGTAGTTACACCATCGTTGCGATAATATGCTTTTAATGCAGGTGCTTTACTATGTGTAGTAGCATCTAATGCAACACCATCGTTGAATAGTTCTTGAACTTGAGCAGATGTTAACTCGACATTCCAAACAGATACTTCATCTACAATGCCTTGAATCTCTTCATAGTTTGTACTATCTCCAATAGAGTTTATATCAGCTAATACAACAGTATCAGTTATTGACCAATCTAATACTCCATTTACATAAAATTTAACAGAAGTATTATTCCAAGTACCTACAATATGATAAGTTTTACCTTCTACAATATCTGTACTTGAAGTGTTCCAAGCCCCATCAACTAACCATTTAAATTTGTTACTATAATAACCAAAATAAGCAAACAAGTTTGGATGCGTACCCCCAATAATCATTCTATATGTAGTATCTAGTTCACTAATATTTACTACCGCAGATACACTACCTTGACCACTTGCTGATGATATATTTATAGTAGAGTTTAGAACCACTTTATCATCATACCCATCAAACACCATCTTCTGATTATATCTCATCAATGGTATTTGTGGTATTACAGGTTCTTCTTGAGCAATAGCAAAGCCAGCAGAGGATACTCCTACTTCTTTAGCAGTAAAATTATCTAATGTAAAATTATTAGCACCGCCAGAACCAACTGTTCTAATTTGAATTTGTCCTGTATCTGCAACAATTTCTTCATCAAAATTAACTGTAGCACCATCAGCAGTATCGCTTGGAAGTACAGTTGTAAAATTAGAACCATAAGAACCAATACTTAAATATCCGTTTAATTCTGTAACTACAACAGTTCCTGTTACTCTATATGTTTTTCCAGCAGTTAATGGATGAGCAGATACGCTTCCATTACCACTACCTTGACTCATACTTTTGTTAGCTGAACCACTAAAATTACAAGTTGCAACACCACTTCCTATGCTCCAAGCATCGTCTGTTGTCCAATATGCTCCTGTTGTACTTGCGTTTGTATTAGTAGCAAATGCACCATCTTCTATTTCATCTACGGTGCTAAAGAATTTTGTAGTAGCATGATTGCCCATGAGGACTTCTTTGAGTGAATAAGTAAATGTTGCAGTATAAGAACTACTATTACTTCTTGTATTAAGAGCAATTTGACTACCACTACCAATAAAATACATAGTTACTGTAGATGAGGCATCAAAAGTGGGTAAATTACCAGCACTTACCCCAGAACCACCTAAATAAAAATATGGATTAAATGTGCCTGTTATGCTAATCGGTGTATATACAATTTTGTACACACTTCCACTTTTAGTATTAAAATTTAAATTAGGTCTATATGGTGCTCCATCTGATGCACTTGTATCATCGTAGCTTACAGTACTTGTAATTCCATCTTTTGATGTTGTAACTCCCGATACTCCACCTATATACCAAGAACCACCAGATGCTAACTCACTACTCAACCCCTTCTCACTATGGTCATACACAATGCTTTGTGGACTTTCTGGATTACCTTCACACATAGGATACCAAGCTAAAAGAGAATTTTGATTTGGTATAGACTCTGGCTTCAAATACTGACTCTGCACTTCACTTTCACTTAATGCGACATTATAATATTTAACATCACACATAGCACCATTAAAATATGCATTTATTGACCTACCAATATGGTCTGTTTGAAATGTGCCAGATTGTGTAGCAGAACTACCTATATATTCGCTATCAACATACCATTTTAAAACATTACTATCATCTCTTGTAATTACTAAAAATGTCCATACATCGTTAGCTAAAACATTTCCCGTTCCATAAGTTGCACCTGCACTATTAATTCTTATAGCTACATTTTGAGAAAACTGCCTTATATAATTTGAATCTCCTGTAGTAGTTCCTAAAATACCAACACCACTATCTGTAACATCATGTGGTTTTATCCAAAAAGATATAGAAAATGCTCCTGCAAAGTCTCTTTCAATACTTAACGCATCAGTAACCCCATCAAATACTAATGCTCTGCCACCATAGACATCTGCGTGATCAGCAATGTTAGCAGTAAGTTTAGGGGAGTCTGTTGAAATTGTCGTAGCCATTATTTAAGCACTCCTGTATTTGAGGTTACTTTTTTTGCTGAAAATGTTACATTAGCAATATCATTTGGATTTGTTTCTACTTTTAACTTTAAAACATCCATGTTGGCATGACTAATAACAGTATAAAAAGTGTATGTACCACTTGAACTTATTACTTCATTTAAATCACCAGTTGTATAATTACCATATTGGTCACTCATTTGTAATCTTGTAGTTCCAGAATTTTGAGTAATTGTAAATACTACTTTAATTAAATCCCCTGCATTTAAATTCATTACATTTGAATATATTTCAGCACCAGTTCCAACAGCGTTTGTAGCAGATAAAACTGTAGTGCCACTATGAGAATAAGTTTCCCAAGAATCGTTATTATTAATAAGGGAAGTAACTAATTCACTACCAAGTGTTTCCCCACCTACAGAATCAGTTGCAATTCCTACGCTTCCAGAATTACTTTCATCAAGAGGATAGTACGCTACGAGGTCGTTAGTAACTTTTTGCACTTTTACTTCATCAAGATATAATCTACCTATATGTGAATTATCATAAGCAGTTGGTAAAAATTGTAAGTGATTATTTGCAGAACCACATATAATATATACTTCTTGAAACTCCCATGTATCATATTCTGCAACTGTTTTATCAACATTACCTGCATCTGCTCCTACATTTGAAAAACCAATACCAACAATAAAATCTTTACTTGTACTGCCTGTTTGAGCTTTTCTTGCAAAATAACTTACTTTATAAAGTTCTCCATCTACAGCATTAGTACCGAGGTCAAACTGTGCATTAAAACGACCTAATGTATTTGCATCATTTATATCAATACAAGTTCTACCATCAACTGTAGCGTGTGCTATTGTTCTATCTGAATCAGATTGATTTTGACTCCAACCACTTATATCAGAATCAAATGTGCTATTAGTAACATAATTTTCACTTAATGTACTTTTTACATTTGCTGGTATCTTAGCATAGGAAGTAGATTCAAAAACAGATTGGATTTGTGCTTGGGTTAACGCACCTCGCCAAATTCCTACTTGGCTAATATTTCCTGTCCATTGATTATAACTATGGTTATTATCATTGATTCCTATTTCTGGATTAGCATTCGCAGTTGGATTTGCTAAAGTACCTGTAACAGATAATACTTGTGACACTCCATTAATATATATCTTTGCATTAGTACCATCCCAAGTACACGCTAAATGTATCCATTCATTTGATGGACTTGAAAAAGAACCAGATGGAGTATCAGCGTAATTACCATCTCCATTAATATGTAACCTTACAAAACCACTTGAATTATTTTTTACTCCAAACCATATTGCAGTTTGATTTGAGGCATATATAGCACTAAAATCTGAACCACTTGCGTGAGTGTCAAAAACCCAAGCACTAATAGAAAATGCACTATCTGGAGAACTGCCACCTAATACCACATGGTCTGTACTTCCGTTGAACAAAGCACTACCATTTCCAATCGCATCTGCTTGTCCCTCTTTAGCTACATCAACTGCACGAGGTAAGATTGGTGCATTGCCACCATATACTGATGTGGTAGTTGTTGTTCCTGTAACAAGTCCTGTGAGTGATGAAACCTCTAAAACTGATAAATTGCTTATATTACCTATAAAGCCACTTAATCCTTGAAAATAAAAACTTGAGTTACCATTACGAAACGAATAAAAAGTGTTACTTCCATTAGTAATAAAACTTGTCATTCCACTACTTCCTATTAAAAGCCTTACTTGCCCAGAAGTAATAACTGCATCAAGAGTTATTTTATATAGTTTACTATTTTCTAAACCCGCTTGATTTGTATAGGTAGTTCCTGTTGTATCAAATTCTAATTTATTTAATGTTGTATTTATTGTAACCCCTGTTGCTAATGCCCAATCACTATTTGAACTAAAATCTGTATTAGAAAGTGGAGAACTACCTAATGTTTCTCCTGTTGCAGGTTGTACTAATCCATTACTTTGACTATCAAGAGACTGCCACATAACTAAACTTGTTTTTTCTACAGAACCTAACTGACTGTAAGACTTGTTCATAACGGATTGGACTTCTTCAAAGGATAGTTCTCGTGTCCACATAGCTACATTACACATACTACAAACAACTTGCTCTCCAATAAAATCCAAAGCAAATTCATCTGTAGTTGATGAAGTACCACTTGCAACTCCATTTAAATATGATTTTATATTACCACTTCCATCTCTTGTAAATGTAAGATAAGACCATTCATTATGAGGAACACCAGATATATTTGCTCTATAAGTTCCATTAATTCTGATAGCAACTAATCCATTAGCATCTTTTGTTAAAATATTATTATTTGCTGAACTATCATTAAACATTCTTTGATAAAAAGTTTGTGTATCTCCATTAAACCACCAAGAAATAGTAAATGCACCACTAAATACTTGCCTTGTAAATGTAATTTTATCAGAACTTCCATTAAACGAAGTTGAACCTTCTGATGGAAACTTTAGTGTGTTTGACTTATTAGATTTGAAGTCGAGGTATAGTTTAAGGTTGTCCTTAACAAAGGTTAAAAGGGATGCACCACCTTTAGCTAGACTGCTGCCTAATCCAAGCATATATCTAACCTAAGTAACAAATACAAAGACCGCTATTTAACGTAACAGCAGTCCAACTACCAAAAATTGTAACCCCTTGAGGTATTGTATCAGAGCTAGTTAATGAATTACCATGTGTAGATGTACCTGTACCTGTTTTTGCAGCATCAGATTGAGTTAGTGTTGAAAATGTACAATCTTCAAACATTGTTATTGCGATTACTTTTTTAGTGCCAATGTTTGCAACTGATTCTCCACTAGCTAAAACAGCAGATCCTACTTGTCCTAACCCTACATTGTTTGCTTCATTTACTGAGTATGTATTTATTGCCATCTTGTTTCTCCTTGCTTATGACTTACCGAGCGTGACAGTCTCATGGTCATATTGGTTAATAATCATATCCTTTAATAAAATAAGCAGTACCATCTTTATCTTTATTTGCATGTTGCTTTCCTCTAGCTACTTCTTCTTTAAATAAGTTTCTAAAGTATATTGCGTTATTTATTAATTGAGGATTTTTTTCATATCCTTTTGCTATAGCCATATAAGCTAAAGCCTCGTGAAATTCTTCTGGTATATTTGGAGATTCATTCATTCCTATTCCTGGATCTCCTGTGTCTGCACTAATAAATGATTCATCTTTATTTACTGAATGAACAGTAATAGAATGAACAGCATCAGTAGATAAATACTTTAACTCACTATCTGTATCTGAGTTTTTAGCAATACCTAATTTGCTATTCTCTAACCACCAAACATGTTTTTGTGCTTCTACTTTAACTGACATCTGTTTTCTCTGGTCTTCCTATTAGTCTGTTTATTTGATAATTATCACAGTCTACTCTTGTTACTTCAAGAACTGTATTTGCTAAATCATAATATCTTTTATCTGCAACAGTGTTTATAGTAGAGGTTCCTGATAGAATTTTAGTTTGCTTACAAAAATCAATTAATGCTTTGTTTAAATAAATTCTTATTTCTGCCTCACCCATTTGAGGATGATGTTCTTGAACTAATTCTATTAATTGTGCTTGTGTCATTATTCTGGTTGTGCTCCTCTAAGTATTTGAGCTTTTTCATTGTACATAAGAGTTAGTTTTTCATATTTATTGTTGTACCAATTATATTTTGTTGTAGTTTTTTGTAGACTGCTTGTAAACACTTGAACTTTAGCATTCAGTTCATTACCGTATTCCTGTAGTTCTGCTTGATATAATTGAAGTTTTTGTGCATCATCTTGTGATGACAGTCTTGCATTTTCGATAGCTTTTTGAAGTTCTGCTTGGTACTCTACATTAGCATCATTAAATATATTTAATTGATTTTGCATTTGTTGACTATATGCATTTAAATATGTTGCAATCTTTTGCAATTGTGCAGAAGCTAATTCAACATCTTCTTCGTCTTCAATAAAATGACCTACTGTAGAAAACCACTGATCATATTCAATTTGATTAGCATGAACATCAATTGTATTATCTGTATCTAAATCTTCTAAATTTGTTAGGTCAGATGCATCACCACTAATAATTGGTGCAGTATATGCAGGTGCTGTGCCTAAATTACCTATCTGATTATCAGCAACTGCTGGAGCAGTTGGTAGTGTAGGTAAGGTAACAGCAGCAGGTATTTGAGCATACTCTTCTGTCATTAATCTAATAAGATATTTTCTAGCAGCACCTATAACAATAAATTCTTCAGCTTGCACTGGAAGATCAGTTGTAGATTTCATATCATGCTTAAGAGTTGGATATGTTAATCCAATTATTTCTCCTTGCTCATATCCATTTACAAGAGGTCTAATATGTATATTCCCACTTTTTATGTAATAAGCTGGACTTCTTTTAGATGCAAAATGTATAGAGTTAGGGTCGTTAGCTTTTTTTACAAATCCACTAGGAATAAGCTTAGCACTATATCCATCTCTATTAACTTCTAATAATTTAAACTTTCTAGTATTAAATGATTTTTCTAATACTATCATTATATCTCTGCCACCAGCAATAGTATCAGCAGTAGTATTATTCACTGCTCGTTCTATTTCAATATCATTAGTATTTACAGCCAATACTTTCATTCTTTCTGGATATATAATATTGCCACTTTTACTTGCTATAATATCACCTACTTTTAAAATACCACCGCTTGTAGTAGGCAATGTAGTTAAAGTAGCAGAATGATTTGTGCTTCCACCTACATTCCTAGCAGAATCATTAAAGTGTTCAGATTCTTTCATTCTATGTGTAGAAGATGCCGATATAAGCATTTGAGGACTCATAATGTTAATAGCATTCATAGCTTCTTCAGAAAGCCATTCGGTCAATGCATTATTATCACTAACTGTTGATCCTACTAAAACTTGTATTCTTGTTGCAAATGTTTGAGTCATATTTAATTAAAGCTTAGGGGTCCAGTTGATACATTTTGGTTTCACGGACCTTTTACTTCTCTGTAGGACCCCATTTTTTATAAAATTTTTATTATTCATATTGTTACGATGTGGGGAGAAAATCACTCCCCACACCATGTATTTAACTAACTATTAGTCAACCCACTTCATTACAGCGTGAGTTTCTGGTAGTTGTATTTCTAAACCAGCTTCGGTTAGAACCTGATCTCTACGTCCGTCTTCATCATTACCTTGTATGTTTGTAGTAATATGAGTGTCACGATTTTGACTGTTACCAACTAAAGGACGATATGAAACGTTCTTTAAGTCTACAGCAATAGCGTAATCTTCATATAAACCCCTTAATAAAGGTTCTTGAACAAAATGTAAGTTTCCAAAAATAGTATTTACTTTTGTAACCATGTGTCCAAACGCACCTTGTATGTTTTGAACATCCATTTTATACTGAGAAGAGCCAACAGTATTATTTAAGAAAGTGTTATCACCTAGTTTATTAAACCAAGCAATTACTTTTCTTGAAGCAAGAACTAACTTGTCTCCACTGTTTCCAGACTCAGGAGCAAAATATGATTCAAGTTCATCAAGAAAAGAATCATATGTACTGCTACTGTAATCAAAAGCCATACTAGTTCCATACTGCTGAGCATAAGGTAATATTCCCCATGTCTTACGTACGGGTCCAGATCCAGATTCATCAGAACCACCTACACCAAAAAGCATAGCGTGCTCTAGGTCCATTTTATGCTCCATAAGCTTATCTCTCCAGATACGCTTAAATTCATCAGCTTCGCCTCTGTAACGAGTAGCCATAGCTGTGCCAGAGAATAATTTCATTGCAGTTTTAAAAATCTGACAATATCCTTCTCTGTCATAAAGAGCATCTTCCCATCCGTCTGGTGCTTTACCACCTTCAGGGTGAGCTGAACCAATCACAACACCTTTTGCACCATCTGCAAAGGCAATTGTACTTGCATTTGGATGGTCAGTTGCATTGATAGGTTTACCATTGATACTTATAATAGTACCGTCAAACTGAGTATAACCATCAGTAGAACCACTTGCTGCAGTATCACCATCATTATTCGTAATCCTAATACCAATAGGACATGTAATTGCAGCACCACCTCCAGAACCATCAACATCAAAAGAACCTTCTATCATTATTACCTGACCAACTGAATCACCTTCTTCTAGTATAAAACCACAAGGCTGTCCAACAGTAGTAGTTCTGCCGTACACATCATACTTAGCCATAATTTTCATATTAGAAACTGACGCAGCACCACCTGAAGGGTTAAATGCACTAACTGCAGATTCAACTTCAAAGTTACGTCTTTGCCATTGATGTCTTTGCTCTAAGAACTTAAAGACTGGATCATCGGTTGGTTTTCTTGATACCTTTGATAGGTATGTAAAAAACGGAGAAGCAACAGGATTTAACTCAGCAATCCTTTCACCAAAATTATATATTCGTCTATTATCATTAATAGATACACCTTGGGGAGCAACTCCTGTATTGTTTGAGTATTTACTTGAAATAGCCATTCTTATTTCCTTTTATCTATTTTGTTTACGTAAAAGGGTTTGATCTGTTAAATGAGCCTACCAAGTCATCCATAACTCTATCTTCAACATTACGATTACTAACTGTATCTGTTCCAGATGCTGCAGCTACAGCTCCTGGTTGAGACAATCTTTGTCTTTCGCTTATCATTTGCTGAACCTTGTTTTGCACTTGAGGTTCTACAAACTGTTGTTGAGTTTGCTGAGCAGGTTGAGCAGGATTAATGCCACGAATTTGACCATGCAATTGTATCAAGTTTTCTATCGTAAAACTTTCATCTTGATTAGCCCAATTAATAAAATCATCTGCTTGATCTTGCGTGTATCCACGATTAATTAGGTCGTTTTGCAATTGTCCTATTTGTTGCGTTCTTGCTTGTTGTTGCTCTGCTTGTGTTATGTTGTTTTTAAGATTTTCATTTTCTAATTGAGTGTACTCAATCATATCGTCTCTGTATTTTTCCATTTCCTGACGATACTTAAATGAAGAACTTTCAACATCTTGATATGCATCAATTTCATCATACCCATTTGGTCGAACTGGCTTTACAGGTTTTTGTACTGGTGCTGCTTGATTTTCAGGCTCCTGCTGATTACCAAGGTGTTCACCTCGCAATGATTTGTCTACTACATTAAGAACTTCAGGGTTACCCTTGATATATTTAGCAATGGGAAGAACATCTTGCATTTCTTGTGAAATAGCTTTTAGCTCTTCTACATTATTAACTCCTAATGTCCTAAACGCCTCATCCCTTTCATAAGCACGTTTGTCCGCTTCTGATTGCCAATATTTATAGCTATCAGAATTAGGATTAGATTGTTCTTCAGGAACATATTGTTCTTGCTGAGGTTCAACGCTCTGAGGAGCATCTCCTACTTGTGGTTCTTCAAAAGCACTGCTTTCTTCACCAAAGATCTCATCAAAAACAGATGTTTCGCTGCTAGATTCTGATGTCCCTTCTGCAAATGCATCTTGGGTTTCACCGTCTAGTACGTTTTCTTCTGTCATTGTATTATCCTATCTATAGTTGGCTAATTAAATCGCCAACTGGTTGTTGTTCTGAATCACCTTGATTCATTTCTTGCTCAGCTTGTTTTTCCATCTCTTTTAACCTATCTCCTAACCTTGCCTCGTATAGCTCTCCTGCTTTTTCTGACCTATTCTGTACGTTCTTTAGCTGAGTCTTAAATTTTTCTATTTCAACACGTTTTCTTGCATGTTGTGCTTCACGGTCTGCAGTTTGTAAATCGCCTTTTAATTTTTTAACTTGTTCTGTTAGTGACTGAACTTGTTGTTGCATTTGTACCATCTGTCCATGTCTAGACAATACACCTTCAACATCAACAACTTCAGTCTTTTTAAGTAATTCTATTTGGTCAATTAACCCTGCTTTATATAATTCCATATAATAATCAAACTGTGCAAACCTGTTGCTTGGAAGTGTAGAACCAGCAACAACTTTTATGTCATAAGTTCCAACAGTGACATCATTTACTTTTTCTACTAACCTCCCATAACTGTCATACACTTCTTGATTTATAACATATTCTTTTTGTGTACCAGAAGGTTCAAGTATTCTTATAATTTTTTCTTGTGTATATAATTGTTGAATTAATGGAACTGCACGCTTAGCTAACTCATTTAACATGCTTTCTAGATCATCTTGTCTAGATTTCATCCTTCTTTGACCGTACTCATCTATAGCAACAGTTCCTCTATATGTAGAAGGAGCACCATCGTTACCACCCTGCATAATTTCATAAATACCAAAGCCATATTCTAAATCATGTTTAGCTTCAGCTTCATTTTTGTATAACTCATTGGGAAGTGGAACGGGTCCTGCAACAATAGGTTGACCAAGCTCAGCATCAAATTCAATAACAGCAGTTCCTGCACGACCCCATTCCATCTCTAGCTGTTTTTTATTAACAGACCCACGAGGTAGCAAAAGTTTAGTATTTGTCGAGGTGGATGCGTGAGCAATAATAAGAGAGCGTATCTTATTTATATACTCTTGAAGAGGTCTATATAAGCGTACATCACTTTCAGGATAGGGGTTCCTATTATGAATGTTCGCCATTGGCACAATTGGATATTCCGATATTGGAAGGATTCTTCTATAGAGCATCTTACCACCCACGCAAACCATTAACTCAATACGATCACATAATATCTTGTTTGCTAAAATCTTTTCTTCTTGGTATAGTTTTTCTTTTATGTTTAATTCCATTAACACAGTTGTGTTTGGAATAGAGCCTTCGTGTTCTTCTCCAGGCATTAATTGTGGCTGACCTGTTTCTGGATTAACCATCATATGATAAACACCATCAGTCTCTTCATATGTTTTCATTAATCTCTGTACTTCATTATAATCAGTAACTATTGTTTCTTCATTTACCCCATTAAGTACGAAATATGGTTCTTCTAAATAATCATCAAATTCTTTTGCTGTAAGCGTACACTCGTATTTATTTGTTGTATCAAAGATATGATACATTTCAGTTTTAAATTTTGTATAACGCTCTATATATTCTCTGTATACTTGCTCATCGTTTGCTCTATCAAAATCTTCCATCATAACTTGGTCTAGAGTGTTAGATAGATTACTAGATGGGTATCTATCAGAGCTTTTTTCTTCAGAGTTAAGTATAATATCTTCAAACTCTGGATATATTTTTAATGCTTCAGAGTCTGGTATGAGTTTGCATATCATTATATGCTGAGCGTCTTTAAAGTATCTATCTCTGGAGTTTGGGTCCACATACACATCTAGTGGGTGTATTGCCTTCATGCATATTTCACCTTTACCCATATCTGCATGTGGGTCTTGATAAACATACATGTATCCAAGACCACCAACGTAATAGTCATCTATACATTGTTTTAACTCCATATCAGAAGATGACTTTTCCCAAACCCATTGAAATAGATCAGAGAATATCTTTGCTACTTTTCTATCAGAGTCATCTCTACCAGTAGCTCTGAATTGTGGTCTTTTAGATGTAAGCATCGCTTTTGCTGTTTCTATCATCGGATGCATACGATTAATGACTATTGGAGCTTGACCTCTTTCTTCTAAGGCTTTTCTTTGCTCATTAGTCCATTGTTTTCCATTGCGGAAATCATTTGATTCAATAAACTTTTGCGACCATAACTCACGTTCTTGATCGTATTTTTCAAGAGTTTCTTCTGTGTAAAGAACATCGGGTTCTTTTGAGTTGGCACTGGAATCACCACGCTCATAACCTAGATAGGAAGATGTACCCACCTTCATTTTTTTATCTAGTGTATTCCTACCAGTTTGTGCCGACATAAAAAAAGCCCCTAAACATTATTGTTAAGTGGGCTTCGTTATTACGGTGGTCCCTGATCGCAAATATCTTAATAGAGAATCATATCTCTTTGGTCACTTTAACGCATAAACGCTTGGAAAAGTTCCCTTTATGATAATTTATTTTTATTTCTCCTGTAAAACTTTTTTCAGAGAGCTCATCTAAAAACTTAAATAGTTTCTCATATTTAGAGTACCGACCAGTCAAGAAAGCCCCCTTTTGAAGTGTTGTTATCTGTAGATTCAAACTCTTCGTCTGGTGGAGTATATGAACCCATAAATGCATAATATAATCCATCCAGCAAATCATCATGCCTTCCTCTGGGGTACATAAGAAGCTCATCAACTAATGGCTCCATGTCTTTTTTTATAAATACTTTATTCTGAAAAAACCAAGGTTGTAAACTTTCTAATCTAGAAGATTTACTTCCTCTTGGGTTTATTTTCTTACCAAACCCAGGAATAAAACGTTTAGTTGTAATATAGTCTCTTAACATCTCTTGATACGCAACTGACTCAATATGTGCTTTTGCAGGAGCATACATTGTATCATATTGTAGAATATTTGCAGCTAAGTCCATTGGCTTTACTCTTTTTCTAAAATATGGCAAAACATATCTATTGTCATCTGAATCAACAGCAATGGGCATTATAACAGAATAATCTGCAGTTTTCTTTATACTAGATGCAGGGTCTATACCCATGAATACATGAACATGTTTTCTTACAGGTTCATCAAACTTATCTTTACCTATCTGAGTAAAGTTTATATATCCAGTACGTCCTTCTCCTTTTTCGTATGTACCGTCCCAATATTGAATATTATCTTCAACAAAGAACTGGTCTTCATCTCCAACAACTTCACATTGATACTCACGATAAAACACAGAAAGTCGTCCAATACTTTCTAACTCTGATTTTTTTGTTTGCAAACTTTCTATACTAACTTGTTCTTGCCATAAGGCATTACCGTCATCTAGAATTGCTTTATATCTTTTTGTTGTGTACCCTTCCATTACAGCAAGTGTTTCTACTAAACAACTTTGATGTTGTGGAGTCCCAATAACAAGAACTCTTCCTATGTGTGGGTCTAGCCCAGGCTCTACACCTTGTAAAAGCCAACGTAGATTCCATTCCATAGCTTCAGATGTTTTTGTATTGTTCTCGTCTTCTGGGTCATCAAGAACGAATAATGTAGGTCTTTGGTTGCCAAACTTTAAACCACGTACCTGCTGCCCAGTACCTTTACACAGAATAGCACTATTGTCCTTTAATACTACTCTGTCTTTTGTCCATACTTTTGCTGAATGTTGTCCCCAGTAACCGAATATCGCACGTAGGGGCATTGAGTACTCAAGTGCGTCTTTAATTGTTTGGAGCTGGTCAATAGAATGACCCTGTGTCTTAGAAGAAAGTACCACAACCTTTTGACCAGGGTCACATAGTATATGATGCAGAGGAAACACCCCAGCTCCAATAGATGATTTTGCATGCCCACGTGGAGCAATGATGTTTATTTTTTTTATAGTCTTGTCATGGAAGATGCTTACCATTTCTTTATGAAACTCAGGAGAATCCTGACTAAACATGTTTGGAAGACATATCTTCCCAAACTTTAGCATGTCTTTAGAGACAGCCGAGATAATTTTATCTTTTTGTTTTTTGTTTAAGCTTTCGCTCATTCTTCTTCAGAGATAGCTTTTACTTCTTGTGCTGGATCTAAAGCGTTTGCAATAGATTCCAATGATACACCTTCTATTTGCAAATGGTCTGGTATTTCTTTTTTAGAGTCTGCTTTCATACCAAGTATATTGATTAAGTTTTCTGCAGACCGTAGCATGTTACCAGCATCCTTTTTATCTTTAGCTACACCGTAGGACTCTTCTATCATTTCAAGAACAGTTCCTTCATCTATGTCTTTATCTTTTAAATATTTTTTTATTTGATCATCTATCATTTCTCTCATCCAATCTTTTTTAACTAATGCTTTTGCTTTAGCAATAGGGTTTGAATCTGTTTTACCAAGTACGTCAGCCAATTTCCTAAAATTGACGCCACCCTGTAAAGACATAATAGCGTATATCTTTGCAAAGTTTTTATATACTGTTTTTCCTTTTTTTGTTTTCCAAGCTGGCTTTGCTGAAACCATTGAGAAGGAATTATTTCTTTTATGAGGCTCATACAATAACTTGCTATTACCAGTAGTATTAATAAACATTTCTCCAAAAGGAAAAACAAGATTGACCCTACCGTTGTAAATACGTCTTTTAAGGCATTGAGCAACATAGCCATCATCAGTTACCCCGTATTCCCACGGTTCACAGTCTTGCCAGTATTCGTATGTAATACCTTTTTCATCTGCTTCTTGTTTTGTATAGATGTTATAGGCTTTTTCCACATAACGTGCCTTAGCTCCTTTAACTAACTTATGTTTTAGGTGTTTCCGTACTATCCTGTCCATCTTTTTTCTTACAATAACAGTTATTATGCAAATAACGTAGCCAGTTTAGGTACTGCTCAACTGACACATCGTGAAATTCGCTTATTTCAGGATATATTTTCATCATCCTGAATGCTGATATGGCTTCACCATCGTTTTGAGGATTTTGGGCTACTGTATAAAGCACAACGTAGCCTGGGACCTGTAGTCCACGTGCTACATACAGGGTTTGTAGAAAACTTTTACGTTTTTGCCCTACATCCTGAGCTAATTCCATTACAGCTAGTGGGGATTTACAATCCTTACAAAACTCTAAAGCGTCTATATCTACATAAGCAAAGCGATCTGGCTGATATCTATGCCATTTGCTGTAGTGAGAAGGTCTACTATCGTATTTTTCCCACCTAGCCATGTCTATCTAACTCTACATAGTTATCTGGGATATCGTTTTCGAGGTCAGCTACAATGTCAATTGCTTCATAAAACGCTTTATCTGAAGGTTTTTGCACAAAGTTCTTGACTTTCTCACTTTTTTTCTGCTTTTTATTAGTATAGACTATATAGTTATCTATACTGTTACTATACTGTTTAAACTTGTTAAGCTTATTAGTTACTCTACGGTATTCTAAACAAACTATAGTTAGTAAGATTAATACTATACTAACACTATACAACGTTATCATAACAGTATAGCTAAACAGTATATCTTATTAGCAGATAAAAAATTTCAAATAATAAATTTAGACCAAGAACTATGCTTATTACGTACATTGCTCTAGATAGCTTGTTTACAGACTCTGACATGCGTTGAACAGAGTTCCATTGTAAAAGGTCAATTAACGATCGTTCTTGCGATTTCTCTGATTTCATGTAATTCCTCTGCTGTAAAGTCTATTTTTCCATAATTACCTGTGGCATGTGTACGGATATAGATACTTCTTGTTTCTAAACACTCCCAAACCTCTATTCCTTCAGGTATATCTCCAAAGTTTTCTGTGATATTTAACATTGGATCACCCGTATCTGGGGATAAAGGTCCTTGTTCGCTGCTATATAGCTCGTCTTCGTTTATTTCATTGTCGTAATCATAATCCATATTGGAAGATAATGCTGGTTTTTACTGATTATAGACTGCTTGGTTTATTTTTCTCTTAAATGGTCTATATGCAGACTATTTAGAGTTTGTTTATTAAACCAATCTCTTAAAGAACTGGTGTAAGCTGTGTATAATGTGTGGATAACTAAGGCAAAGTGATCAAAAATTACAAAAAATTTATTAGGAATGCGTGCGGGTGAATTAAGTAGTTACTACCCCCAACAATTATGGCATACAGGTAAGTCATTCAGTTGAGATTTACCACGTTCACGCAGTTGGACGCCCAACAGGGATGCTATAACTAATAATCATAGGAGGTACACCATGTACACAGCAAACAATCAACCAGCTCCAGCTAACGGAGCACCAGTAGTAGGTCAATCAATGCCAACCATAGATACTCAAGGCTTGCTCTATCGCAATGTCGAGACAGACCAGAAAGTCGTTATAGATGGAGGCAGAGAAGTTCCAGAATGGAAGTTAGATGATGATGGTAGGGTCGTTCAAAAGCCTGTCTCTCCTTCTAAAGCCAAGCTACATGATACTGTAGTCATCACAAACTGGGCACACTTAGCCATGATTAACCCAGCAATGGCAGTGGCTAAGCTCGATAAGCTCAACAACATGCTACCAGAGGGTCTTCGTATAGCTCCAGCTAAGGGTGCTACAGCTAACTATGCACTAAGTCAGCAGTTAGGTAGACCAATCAAGACCAAGATATCCAGCAATGGTTCTTGGATGGGTTGGGTAGCCAAGTCAGAGGGTTCACCATCTAATCCTCATGCAGTGACTCTATAATAGTCACGTAATCATCAACGTAGGGAGTCATTCTCTAGGCTCCCTACAACTAAACATTAGGAGTATATCATGGACACATTCATGCTTTACGGAGCTTTAACAATCTTAGCAATTGGTATTATTGGTTCTATCGGTATTCAAATCGCCATAATCAGACTTGAGTATCGTGAATGGCGTAAACGCAAAGCCAATAAACTAGTCAAAGATTATTTCACACAACTAGAAACTCAAGGAGGTAAGTCATGATTCAATTCATATGTCATTCAATAATTATAAGTATAGCCATTGCTATTTATGCAATGTTTGCACGTGAGTGTTACCTTGGTATCAAAGATTTTATCCGTAAGCCTGATTGGCGTGATAAAGTCATCAGTCGTAACGATGCAAACATTCTTGAGGATTTACGTCACCAAGAACTGCATTGTACAGAACCATTTCACAATCACCATGATGGATGTCCAGAATGTGATATGGCTAGATATTAGTCATGAGTTTCACTCCTAATCGTCCATTCATTGAGCAATGGATATTTAAGTACACAGATAAAACCAAAGCTCAAATCAGAAAGATGTCAATCAACCAAATACGTTGGTTTTGGCATAACTACCAACCAAAGAAAACCAATAATGCAACAGGTTAAAGTTAAAGATGCAAGACGATTTCCTAAAGGATTCAAATCAGTAGGACCATTTATTAGACACCTAGGCGGATATAAAGAATATTATAGGTGGCTAAGAAATAATCCTATCAGAAGTAACAAGATACCAAGAAACTCGTCTTGTCCCTGTGGTTCAGGAAAAAAATACAAGAGATGTTGCATTAATAAACAATAATACAGGAGGCAATATGCCAGAGAATGTAAAGACAATAACCCAGTACTTCATTGATGAAAAAGGCAGTGTAGTACATCAAATCTTTAACAAAGACGCAACAGATAGACAAATTAAAGTTGGTCTTACCAAAGAGTACACCAAGATAAACAAACCTTGGGCTCAGCAATGAGTCATAAATCTCTCAAGAAGACACTACTGAAGTCATATTCAGTGGTGTCTTTTTTAAAGAATGGTAAAAATAAGTCGCTTTTACTAGAAAAAAGCATAACTAACCCCATAATAACATCTGCCTTAAATGGTGGAACAATAGAAAAGGAAATAAATAATGAGCGAATATAACACAGAAAATAATAGTGTAGAGTTAGAAGAAGAACTAAATCCAGTTCCAAATAGTGATACAGTAGAGGAAGAAACATCAGCATCTGAAGTAGATCATGCAGTTAATGTATTGCAAAATGAAGTTGACAGTAATGAAGAACCAGTTGAGCTTGAAGAAAAACAAGTTATGGCTCTTTTAGATGGTGCTTCTTATGATACATATACTACTACTGCAAATACTATTAGAGAGTTCTTGATTGAAAGAAATATCAATCCAAGTCAGTCAATAGTACAAACAGGAGATGGAAACTTTGTAAGTGACTTGGACTCTCCTATTCATACAGATGAAGTGTATCACGCTATCGCCAGAAATAAAACTGGCGGTTAATTAAAATATATTGAGGAGCTGACCGAAATATGACGCTTTGTAACGAGTCTTATAAGAATGGGGTACTCACCACATTGCAGATAGTAGGAGGCTCCTCAATTAAACTTACAAGTAAGGCAGTCACACATATTGGACCCGCATCCCAACGTGGCTGCCTTACATTAACAAGAAAGGAAATGAAATAATGATAATACTAGACAATATAGTAATCGATTTATCAGAATGGATCCTGAACCTATTCTTTTTAGGAGCAGGTATGTTCATGATAATATTCTCATCAATAACATTAATAATGTTTGTATTCTGGATTACGGGAGGTAAAACAGATGGCTAAATCAAAAGAACAAAAACGTCAAGAAGCAGAAGAACGTCAAGCTAAATATGATGCTCTTACATGGGACCAGAAATGGGAACTAACTCGTAAAAGACCAGGAAAAAGTAAAAAAGAGTCAGAAAGACTTTATAAAATAGCAGAAAAAGCGAGGAAAGAATATGAGTCAAATAGATAGAACTAATTATCATAATCAAATAATTAACCTTTTCAGTAAAGCATGGTTTAAATATGATAAAAAAGTAACTGCAGTATTACGCACAATGGGATTTAACTCAGTAAAGCAGTTCGTAGACTCTAATCGCAAAGAACAGAACTATTATAATATTGTAAAGACTTTAAAAGCAGACCCTAAAAAAGGTAGTTCAGGATTGTTATCAACAGTAAAAGATGTAATGAATAGTAATCAAGTAAGGTCAATGATATGGATAGAAAATAATGTACAAAAATATGAAATGCAAAAACACGGACAACCTATTTTAGAAGAAATAACTGATTATTTACAAAAATATGTTGAAGACTTAAAACAAATACCTAAAGTATTAGATGTAAAGTTAAGCTGCAGAGAAAACTCTTCATTTGAAGGAAGCACAGTTCTTGATACAAAAAATCAATACAAACTCTATATAACAATTAGATATAAAGCAGATATTACTTATATACCTAAAGACCTAAGTAAAAATAAACCGTATCAAATACTTTTAGCGAATGGAGATAGGTATGATCAAAATGCACATCAAATTACTCAAGAAATAGTAATTCCTATAAAAGATATTGATTTAAATATTATATACGATAAAAAATATCCAGAATTACTAAAAGCTTTACTTACTGAAAATGTATTAAGGGAAGCATTTCAATTTAGTGGACCATGCATGTTTACCCCTGACCGTAGAGGAGAATCATCAGCAGGTTGTCTTGGAGATCGTACTGTAGAATTTAATGATATGATAAAAGAAGGAGATCTAATTAAATATGTATCATTTACTGCAGGATGGTCTACAACATATACTGCAGGTTCAACACATCCTCATAGACAACCAGGTAGTTTAGTAGAAAGATATGGTGTAAGAGGTTACGCAGAAAACACTCCTGAAAACATGTTGATAGAAGACAGATGCGTAGTGCCAACACCAGATCAATTTAAATATAGACATCATAAACAACAAGACCATAAATACAGAGCAATGTGTATTTCATGTGTTATGAATACAACATGTCGTAAATCAAGACTTGGAACTGGTCTAGCAGACAAAACAGAGTTAGATGGAAAAAATAAAACAATATTTATAAATCTATTAAAAATAATGGCTAAAAAGTGTCATACAGATCATTCATTTAGTTTTGATATTGATTTTAATGCAGAAGGACTTCTCACATCAATTCACAACAATGGACCTCAACATGTAATTGACAGATCATTACAACCTTTTGAAGAAGAAATAATGGGTATTTACAATAGATATAAAATACCTTGGACTGAAATAAATCCAATAATATATGAACATATAGGAATAGAATATGAAGAAAATTAAACTAAAAATGTGGTATAAAAATTTCTGGGACATGATTTATTATGCAAGAACTGCATGGGAAGAACATGGTACAGAAATATCTGGATATGCTCCAGTTTTATTAGAAAACACAATACGAGGTTATAAAAAAGAAGAATATCCACTTATGGAATCTCCTACTATACTTAAACAAGATTGCACTGCAGCTACAACAACATTAGATAAGCAAGCAATTGCAGATTATATGTCTAAAATATATAAAGAATTTGACCAAGAAGATGAATTAGACATTATAAAACAAGGAAAGTTAGTTTACTGTTGGTGGCATTCTCATCATACTATGAAAGCATTTTGGTCAACTACAGATAAAGCAACTATAAAAGAGTTTGCAGAAAAAGGACCTATTTTTGCTATTGTAGTTAATAATAAAGCAGAATATGAAGCTATGTATGCAGAACCAATAACAAATAAACTTGGTATTACTAGTATACAAGAGTACGAAGTTGAAATAGTTCTTAATGGAGAAGATGATGATATAAAAGACAAACGAATTAAAGAAGTAAAAGAACTTGTAAATGTAAAAAAAACTAAAACAATAAAACCAAACTACAGTAGGTATAATTACGAATCACTACCATTGTGGCAAAGCGGAGATCCATATGGGATTGAAGATGAAGACTTATTTAATAATTCATTTTCAAGTTATGATATGGAAGACATGAATGAAGAAGCAGCAAAACTACAAAGACAAGCTGATTTAAAAAATAAACCTGTAAAAAAAATAGAGTCAGTTACAAAAAAACTATTAAAAGATGGTTTTGAAACACCTGAAGACTATTTAACTATGTTAGAAAGTGTGATAGAATCACAAATAGACCATTATCATGCTGGCAATGTTGAAGAAAAAGATGCATTGGAACAGGTAAATAAGTGTATAGAAGAATACAATCAACATTCTCAAATGTTAAAAATGCATCAACCATCAATGATGCGTGATATACTAACAATTGATGATTTAATTATCCAGGAAGGAGAAACGAATGAGCTCGATTACAACTCGATTTCAGAACATATACCGTCTACAGGACCATTATTTTGAAATAATTGGTTGTGGTGCAATAGGTAGTTATACTGCTATGAACTTAGTTCGTGCTGGTGCAACTAAATTTATGTTATGGGACCCAGATGTTGTTGATGCAGTAAACATTGGTGTACAGCATTACGATCTTACACATATTGGTAACAGCAAAGTAAAAATGTTACGCAAACAAATGTTAGATATAAATCCTTTAGCTGAAATAACAATAAAAAGGTCAAAATATGATAATTGTTATTGGAGTTCTAATTTTTATTATCACGGATATGGAAATAGCAGATGGGATAGTTATAGAAATCAAAAGACTTTTGTTATTTGTGGTGTAGACAGTATGCACGCTAGAAAAGAAATAGCGTTAAACTTTATACATAAATTTATAAATGCAGGAGTTTATTATTCATCTGATACATATTTTCTTGATGCACGTATGGGTAGTGAAACATTTCAAATGTATCAATGGCAAATAATGAACGATGAACAGACTAAAGAACTTTTAAAATTAGTAAAACAAGTTGAAGAAGGTTTAAAAAGAGACAATGATGGATTTACATTATCTCCATATAATATGTTTAACAGAGGTAATGGTAGATTAAGAGAATTTATGCAAAGACTCTTACATCAATTTGAATTAGAATATTTAGAAACATGGTACAATGATGAGGACGGAGACAGTGAACCTTGTAATGCAAGAAGCACAAATTACTGTGCTAGTATGGCTGGTTCATTTATTAATAACCAAATACGTAAACTAGTAGATCCAAGTAGTCCATCCAACACCAATATAGTGTTCAATTTCCCATCAATGATGGTCAAATGCGACACTAATTATAACTTAACCCAATAATTACAAAAAGCACAACAATATACAAACTCTAAACAGTTTGTATATAGCCTATTTCCTGATTTATACGCCAAAAATTAGGAAATAGGTGTGCTACATAATACAATAACCCACAACATAGGGAGACAATATGATTAATATAATCAAACAAAAACTAGACCTCAAATCAATGATGTCTGGTCTTACATGGTATGTCATAGGACAACCAAAAACAGGTAAAACTACACAGCTTTCTAAGTGGTCTAAAATAGGCTCAGAAGGCACATTAGTACTAGATACTGACTTAGGTACAGATTTCTTAGAAGACGCAAATGTAGTGCCTGTTACATCTATTTATCCACCCAAAAGACAAAACGGAGATAAGATAGAAGTTATTCCACCAGACCAACGTGGTTATGTCTATAGAAATGGTCCCGAAGTAGGTAATCCAATAACTGTATATAGTATAGGAGAAATCATCCAAGCTATGCATAGTGAGCAAGGTTTAGGATTTGATACTATTGTTATAGATACAGTAGATAAACTAAATGAATGGGCTGAAGCACAAGTAAAAGCAGAACTAAAAATTGATGAGATAGGAGATGCAGCTTTCGGTGCAGGTTGGAGTAAAGCTAGAGACATGGTATTAGATATTATTATGGAGTTTCAAAATTATGTAAAAAAAACAGGCAAATGTTTAGTTCTTGTTAGTCATAGTAAAGAAACACAGATAACTGACAATAAAGTACAACTCTCTCCTGCCTTACCTGCTGGTCTAGGCAAAAAGTTAGTAGCTATATCAGATGCGATTGGTTACTCAACTGTAGATAAAGAAACACAAAAACCAATACTATCATTTGAAGCGTATGATGAGCGTACTATTGGTTCACGTATTCCTAATCTACATAATAAAGTATTTGATTTTGACTACAATACAATCATGGAAGCAGCAACTTCTGATGATAAAGTTAAATCAAATAAAAAAGAAGCTCCAAAAGTACCTTCTACTAACGGAGCAACAAATAATAAACAACAAACTATGGAGGTCTTAAATGGCTGATTTATCCTTTACAAGTAACGGAAGTGATTCAGGCAGTGAGAACAATCTAGGCGACAATGTTTGGTATAACAAAGGCACAATTAAAAGTGCAACTGATACAACAGACAAAACAGTCAATTTTGGTCGTGGAGATGTAACCTTTGATATTGCATGTGAATTAGAAATTGCAATTGAAGGTTTACAGTACCCAAAAACTGTCACTGTAAGTGGTAATTTTAGAAAAGACCACACTGGTCAAGTAGTTGACTGGGGTGGTGCATTTAAAATACAGAAACTATTTCAAGCTGCAGGTATTACTGGCAACTTAGTAAACAATAGGTTGACTCCTGATATCCTGAATAGTCTCTTAGGCAAAGAAGTCTCTTTCATTAATTACAAAAAGAAAGACGGTAAATTTGCAACTTGGAATAGATTCTATCCAACTAATGCTCCTAAAGAAGTTATTAAAAAAGACTTCTTGAAAGATAGAGCTAGAATAGATAAAGGTGGCTGGACAAACAATTATGATCCAGGTGATTCTTTACCTAATCAAGTAAGTAATGGTTCTACTAAAGAAGCATGGATGCAGAGTGATGACTTACCCCAAGGAAACTTGAGCTTTGATAATTCAACAAAGTTCATGGGATAATTGGCTCCCGCTAATAAAGGGGTACATTGACTACTTAGTCATATTCAACCCTAAGTACCCCTTTATTTATATAGGAATAATTATGATGTTATACACAGAAGTTGCATTAGGATCCCCGAGCAACAGAGGAAAAATAATACCCGTTTCTGAAATTACAAAGTATATAGAGTTAGCGAATAATGAACAAAATCAAGAACTATATGTTAGTTACTATCGTTTTGATAATGAGATTATTAAACACAAAGAAAAATATAATACTTTAAAAGGATTTGACGGCAAAACATATATTAATCAACTTACTTTAGATATTGACAAAGGAGACAGTACAGATGAAGAAGTATTAAGTAAAACTAGAGAGTTTGTTAATGACATGTGCTATGGTATGGATATACCTGAATCACATGTAATACCTTGGTTTAGTGGTAGTGGATATCATATTAATATACCTGATGTTTACAAATTTGAACCAAGCATAGACTTACCAAGAGTAGTTAAAAACACATTATTAAAACATTTTCCTGAAGCAGACAACATTTATGATAAAACAAGATTAATACGTAGTCCATATACTATTAATAAAAAAACAAATCTTATCAAAATACCTCTAACAATGGATGAGTTATTTAACTATTCAGCAAAAGAAATTCATCAATTAGCACAACCTAAAAATTCTCTTACTCAATTAATAAGAGATGTAAATGTTGTACCAATTGAAATAAAAACTAGGATATTGAGTCCCATTATCAATAATATTAAACCAAACAAGAGGGTAGTTTCAAGATCAACAGAATTATCTGATGATCATATAACTCCCAATCAGATAGCTCCATGCGTACAACAAATGTATCGTAATGGACCTACGTCTGGTAATAGGCGTAATACTTTATTACGCATCATATCTTATTATAGACGCAATGGCATTCCTTTTTCCGCTGCAATAGCAATGGCTAAAGACTGGTCTAAAATGAGCGATGGTTTTGATGAATCAGAAGCAGTAGAAGTAACAAACTACATCTACTACAATGACCGAAAATATACTTGTATAGATGAATTAATGGATGCTAATTGCAAAAATAGTTGTATATACTATTCTAGCAAAAAACGTGGCAATGATCCGTTAATACCTGTTTACTCTTCTGATCAAATGCATGAAATGTATTCAAAAATGATAGAAGAACGTAAAAATAATCCTGGTATTGATTTAAATCAAATTGTAAATGTTGGTCATGAATACTGGGTGCGTCCACGTGAACTAGCTATTATTTTAGCAGATACAGGTATGGGTAAAACAGCTTTTACTCAAAACTTCGTATGTAAATTGCCATTAAAAACAATGTATATCAGTCCAGAGTTTTCATATGATTTATTATGGAGACGTTTTAGACAGATTGCAGAATCAAAATCTTCTTACGAAATAGATAATAGTTACAAAAATGGTTCTAAATATGGAGACATATTAAAAAATATAAAAGTAACTGACTATGCACCAAGTGTAATGGGTTTAAAACGAATTGCGTCAGAAGAAATGCCTCAAGTTCTAGTTATTGATACATTAGATTGTATAACTACAGAACACTATAGTGGAGATCAAAAATCTAAACTTGATACTACTATAGCAGCTTTACGTGAAATAGCACAGAGACAAAACCTCATTGTAATAGCTATATCACATATACCAAAATCAGAATCAGATCGTGTACGACAAACAAACGGTAAACTTCATAAACACAGCGGCATGGGTAGTGCAGCAATAGGTCAAAAAGCAGACCATGTATGGAGTTTAGACGGTTTAGAAACGTCTAATACTAGACACTTCTACTCTACAAAGAGCAGGGACAATCAGCCATTTGACACAACTTTAAAATTTGATTTTAATACATTCAATTTTACACAAGTAATTAACGAACCAGCCAGGTTACAATATTAAGAAAGTTAGAGGAATTAAATGGCTATAATACAATCTATACTCACACAATTAAGTAATAAAATAGATATACTTGTTAAAAACACAGAACGAATTAACGAAATACCTCCTATTAATAGTAGTAATTGTCTTGTTTGTAATAGTAAGGAATTAAAAGTCGTAGCAACAAAAAGAAAGAAAAAAGGGTTTACGTATAGAGTATGTGTTTGCACAGAATGTGGAAGCACAAACAAACAAGTAATTGAAACAATATCTGTTAAAGAAAACGAAGAAATTTTTACAGCTAAAGATTCAAAAGTAAAAAAAATAATCTCTCCTTTTGCGTTAACAGTGGTTAATGGCAAGCTACAAATAGATATAAGCGAAGCAACAAACAATAATTGGTATTTAAAAATTTATGATAAGCTGATGCCTGAATTAAAAAAATATACAATACAACTATTACAAAAAGATTACGACAGAGGAATGTTTAATGAAGCAAAAAATAGTATAGATCCAGTAGAAATACGATTTAAACATAATCATGACCCAAATAGAAATTTAACTTATTTGTTTTTAAAATATTTAGGAGTTGATACAACTAATGTAAAAACATTAAAAGTAATTAGTTCTTATAGAGTAACACATAAACAAGTTTCTTTGGAAAAAGAATATTTTTTTATGGATTGTACAAAAATAACATTTATAACGGAGAAAAAATGAAAGAAATAAAAAACAAACCAGACTCTTTACCAACGGTAAGGAGTTTGGTTAATAGCTATTTAGATATAGAACATGAAAAGTTTGAAGTATTAACAAATACTAGTGATGATAATGATACAAGTGACCAATTTAATACTTTACAAAACGAACAAGAACTACTTGAAGAGCAAATGCTTGCTAAAACAAACAATATAAAACATGTATTAACAGCATTAGATATGTCTGAAGCTAGTATAAAAGCAGAAAAAGATGTTCTTGCCCAGTATAAAAATAATTTACAAGCAAAAGAAACTCAAATTCAAAATGCTAAAGAGAGAGTAAAAGAGTTAATTGCTGATATTGTTGAACATGCAGGAGAACCTACTAAAACAGGTGGTATGTCAATAAAAACAGACCTTGGAAAATTTACAACTTATGAAACTGCAGGAAAGTTAATAGTTAGTAATGTAAATGATGTTCCTGAAGAGTTTGTAAAGATTACAAAATCTATTGATAAAACAAAACTTAGAAAACACATGATGAACAACTTAAACGGATCTATAGAATATAGTGAAATAAACTCAGATGGTGTAGAGTACGCAAGCATCAAAAGAGAAAGGAGGCTTAAAATATCATGAAAAATATAACTCATTTAAAACCTTGTTTTACAATAGATGTATATCTTCAGATTGCAAAATTATTAGAAAAAGTAGGTGGAAAAGAACTATCTCATGTTGGTTCATTAATGTTAGCAGTATATAAAGCAAACATGGTAGAACCAGGTAAGCCTCCAATATCCTATGAAGAAACTAATAGTATAGGAAGTCCAGAAACTTACAATGCTCCTGATAAATGCGAAGCAGGGGTTTGTGATTAATGTCTGCACGTAAGTCTAAAGCTAAAGGCAGAAGATTACAAAACTTAGTAAGAGATAGACTAAGAGAAGCAGTTCCTAATCTTGAAGATGATGATATAAAATCACAAACAATGGGTATGACAGGAGAAGACATTGTGTTATCTCCTGCAGCCAAAAAATTAATTCCATATTCTTTTGAATGTAAAAATGTAGAAAAACTAAATATATGGAGTGCCTTAGAGCAAAATAGTAAAAACTGTAAAGACCGCATACCAGCATTAGTATTTACACGAAACCACACACCAACATACGTGGCTTTACCGTTTGAACATTTAATAGAATTAATAAAAAGATATAACATTAAGTGAGGTGTTAGTAATTAATAAAGATTTTCAGTTAACTATTAAAAATAAGAAAGGACCTAGATGGTCTGTGGTTAATGAAGGTCTGATAAATGAAATAAAAAATTGCGTGTTTGGCGACAAACACCTCACTTAAAAATTATGAGTAAGAAAGATATGAATTCGTGGATTACGATAGAAGTTTCAATAAAGTTTAAAGATTACTTATTAGAAAACAACACAGAACAAATGAATGAGTTCTTGGAAAATACAAAAACAAGTATTGGAGAATCATTAGGTATAAATGTAGATAATGTAAAGATCAATATGGTTAAGCAAGAACAACCATTGTGGCTTGATGATATTGATCTTGAAGAGAAAGCAGAAGCATAATGTCCAATATAATGAATGAGTTTATAAAAAATTATATCAATCCTGATAAAAAGAAACAACAGTATAAACGATCTCCTTATAAAGACCAAGATTCTGTTAGAGCAGATAAATTTATTAAACATTGTCAGTCATGCAATAAATGCTGGGAATACAACAGAAAACATTATGGTGGACAGATACATGTTTATGAAAACTTTCCTACTTATGGAAAAGAGAAAGAGATGTGTCCAATATGCAGCAACTAGGTATAAACAATGAAATAGAAGCTTATATAAAAGCAAGAATAGAATTAGGTGCTAAAAAATATGGACAAACAATTTACGTTGATGATAAAAGAGATTTCCTGCAAGAAGCTTTAGAAGAAGCATTAGACATGAGTGTCTATCTTGCAGGAGAACTCATCAAGTTAAAAAATTTAAAGGAAAAATTAATGACAACAGAACAAGAACATATAGATGAACACCTATATGAAGAACATAAAGAAACATTAGCACTCGAATGGTCACAACTTATAAACGAATTATCAAGTGCTATAGAAGTAACACCATTTCAATTAGAAAGAATGTTTTTTATGTATTTAAATAAATTGTCACCAAATAGGAAAACAATATGATAATTAAAAAATCACTATTTAAAAAAATATTTAAAAATGCAAACGTTCAGTTAAGCGAGACAGCATACAAGCTTCTTGAAGAAGATATAGAAAGAATGGTCACACGCTGGGCTAAACGTGCTGCAGAAGGTAATATCAAACGAGTTATGCCTGGAGATATACATCTTATCAGGGGTAACATATATACTAAGGAGTACAGATGATCATAGTAGCATTAGTATTTATCCTGTGTTTAGTTATGTTAAATAGCTGGATATGGGAAAGTGGTAACGGTAATAAGTACACTGTATTAAACTTATTTAAAAAACGTTCATAATATAAAGTCATCTACTTCGGTAGCTAAGAGCGGAGCGTAGTGTCTTTCAGTGGTCACTACGCTCCTGTGACCTAACAACTTACTGACTTGGTATATTGGCATTCCTTGTCGTATTAGGTCATATCCAAACGTTCTTCTAAGATCGTGGAATATTGCGTCCTCAATTCCCATAGCAAACATACATCTGCTAAATGTTTTAGATATCCAATCTAAATTATAATCCCACAATTTGTCTAAACGATTATCAAGTATTTCTCTAGCTTGAGCATTCAGCTTAACCCACCTCTCACCTGTTTTCCCTCTAACTAACATCTTATCTTTGTAAATATCTTTAAAAGAAAGTCCTGCTAACTCTGCACGTCTGCAGCCTGTATAATAAGCCAACCTAACAAACTCTTGAAAATCATACAAACTCCCAACTTCAACAACAACACCACAATCAACTAATCCCCCTAAGATTCCCCCCTTTTCTCCCCCCGTAAATACTCTTGACCTAATAGCTTGACCGATGTCAGTATATAATTCAAAGTCAGTATCCTTAAATTCTTTATTAGCCCAATTGTAAAATGCATTTAACATTCTCATCCAGCTCATTGCAGTGTTCTTGTTTTCAGGGAGAGTTTGTTTTTTTACCCAAGGTCTTAGGGTATACTTATATGTATTGTAAGTATTAGGAGATACTTTATCTAATCTTTTTTTTCTCAAGAACAACTCAACCATAGCTTTTAAGCCAGGGTTGTTTTTCCTAGAGTCAATTTTGCCTGTTAGTATTTGGTTATATAATAGGTTACGAACCTTTGGCTCTCTAACCTTTGCAGTTTTTTTGTTCTTGGTATGTAAACTACGCTGTAGTCTTATTCCATTAAGCTGTACGCTTGTATAATAGGAACCATTGTTCTTGTACATGTAAGCCTCATTCTGCTACATAACCGCTACACGGTTACTTAGTTATTGAATAAGGTATTTAAAAACAAGAACTTAGAGTACGCCCCCTCAAGACTGCGTGTCTACCAGTTCCACCACTTCGGCAATTGTTTGTACTCTAAAGTCCCCATTTTGAAATACCAATTGTGCCAATGAATGTAGTACAATACGCTACATATACGCTACAAAAAATCTTATTCTTCCCCTTTATCATCTTCTTTAGACATGTAATTTAACCTATATAATGGAAAGCCTGATAGTTTATCTACTGCTTTTATAGGCGATTTTATAATGTCATTACCCGTTTTTAATACCATGCCATATGGAAACCATGTGTATATCTGATAGTCCCAAAACCTTTCCCAATCTCCAGTCATTAAGTTACCTACAGGTTGTGTAATATAACGAGCACTAGGAGGTGTGATCAAACCTGTAATGTTTAATGGATATGGTAATGTACCAAAGAACGCTCTTTCTTTTTCTTGTGGACTTCCATATAACATTTGTGACATTTCAGTATAGTAACTATATGGTGGTGGCAATGTTGCATCAAACATACTGTAAGGTAACATGCTTGCCATAGCAAACATAAACATATCAGCAGCCATCATTCTTTCAAACTTGTTATATGCTTCACCTGTATATCCAGAATCCTTTGCCATTTTTACAATGTCTTTACGTTTACGCAAACTGTTACCAGCCCATAATTGAAATCTACTCATAATACGTCCTGCTGGGCTTGCAGTTGCTACTGGTCTTGAAACGTTATTGTAAAGATATTGGCTCCCAACAGTACCTTCTAACGCAATTTTTAATATAGCAGGATCATCTGCTGTAAACGTTGCACCTCTTGCAGCAAACACTTCTCTAGCTTTTACATAATGTGCTAAAAATGCACGCAATCTTAGTTCTTGTTCTGCATGTTTCATAAAAAAACCACCTAAATCAGTAGCTTTTTGGTCAATATTATATTTCTGAAGCACTTCCATTACACTTCTTTTATCAGTTCTTACATCTTTTTTAAGACCTGATGCCATTCTAAGCTCATTTATAAAACTATCATAACCTTTCATTCCTTTTATTGCTCTAAAAGAAGTATTAGCAGATAACTCAGATGTCCAAAACGTTTCAATAACACCTTTTTCTTTTGCCCAATTTAAAAACCAATCTTTACCTCTATTATCAACATCTCCTTTTTTTAACGCAGGGTCAGGTATAATTGACCTTAAATACTTATAATCATAAGCTTTTTTAAATGGCGTTAAACCAGCAGAAATCAGCGTGTTAGCATTACCACCAAACATGTTGTAAACCCAACCTCTAGTATTAAATAACAAAGTAGATGTACTAACTCTAGCCTCAAGATTACTTAACCAATTTATTCTATCAGACAAAGCTTCAGGACTAGTCTTTCCGTTTCTATCCTTTGGCAAGAACATGTCTTCTTTACCAAAAAACTTACCCATACCTTCTAATCGTTTGTACAACTGACCTTCAGTAAACCCTGTATATAGTTTACTCATTGGAAAAGCTTTATCATTTAGCCATTGCTCTGGAAGTATATGTTGTCCACCTATGTCCTTAAGAGTGTTTATTCTCATAAACCTACCCCAATGCTCTCTGTTTTCTTTACTACCCATAACAGGCGTACCATCTTTGTATTTAGATGCTTCAAATGTTCTTATTGTTTCTGCATTAGATAAAGCCATTAATGCATTATATCGTGCTTTTAATATTTGTCCCATATATTGTGACAATACATTAATACTTTTTTCGTATTCAGGTAAGTTAGCTGATCTTCTACGTTGATTAGGTGATAGAGTTTGTGCAGTTTTATCTTTTACTTTTAATCTACTAGCATCTCTGCTTCCTTGCTGCAGTATAATGTTATTGTATGGTTGCATAGCTCCACCATCAGCTCTGCCTAATGTACCAAGAACTACTTCTTCGTTTAAATAACGTTTAGCATTAGCATCTAATCCACCTTTATCTGCAGATTTTGATTCTATATATTCATCAACAATTTTTTTAGGAATGTTTCTATGTGGAAAATAACCTTCCATTATTTGACCAACCCCATACTTTGCGTCTATTTCAGTTATTTGTTTATCCAACCATTTATCATACTCAGCTCTATCAATCTTTTTTAAATCTCTATTAAGTATAATTCTGCCATCATACTCTCTTACTTGCTCACTTCTTTTCCACAATTCTAAAAATTTAAATAAATTATCATTGCTTATTGATTTGTCTATTTTTCCTTCTAGTAATGATTCTCGTTTATTTGTGTCTCTTAATAAAGGTTGTATTCTTCTTCTAATTACTTCTCGTATTCTTGGCTCACCTTTTAC